GGTGATACCATCGAAGAAGGCACGTGGTCGCTGTCGCATCCAATCCAGTCGTTGATGAGGAGTGATGTCCTGGGACCAATGGTCCGTGGGAGTGACCTCCTCCGTCCTGCGTGGCCATTCCGACTGGTGTTTCGCCCAACCTTCCCCACCACAATTGTTCACGGTGATTTAGCCCCGATCGCGCCTTTGATGATAGGTGCGCCCCCAATCCCAAAAACCTCACGGAGGAAGGGGGTGGTAGCCCAGGCCTTTCCCTTCTTCGGGGCCCCACTTCTCTGGGGTTGGTGCTTCTCATGTGGAGGTAGCTCATCTGCCCGAATGCCTCAGAGGATGTGTACGGCCTGCCACTCCAGTAGGTGTGGAAATCCGATTGTCAGGAATGCAGCGGCTGGTCATCCTGTGGCTAGCCCCACCAACCCCCTGGTCTATGAGGGTGTGATTAACACCCCGAGTCGGCACCCACCACTGAAGAAAGGTGTTGAGACGGTAGCCACTAGGAAGACCGTAAAGGTGCGAGGGATGAGCACGCATGACCTGGCCATTCTTGAGCCGAGAGAGCGGGCCGGCCCGAGATTGACGGGGATAGGCATTTCTGGCGCGATTGCCTTTATTTCCTCTGTCGGCCCAAGGCCGCTCTATGAGGCGATAGTGTACCGAATCTTCAAGAAGCTGACTGGCAGGAAGCCACCACAACAGAGCAGCTTTGATGTGTGCAACGCAAATCTCGACTTCTTACTTCCCCATTTCTTCGACCCCATCGAGGTCATGCCGATTTGGGACTGGCTCCATAGCATAACGGTATCTCGACGTAGACACATATTGATCAGGGAGTATTATAAGTACATAACCCATGGTCGTGGTCGAGATTTTGACCGGATAAGTGCTTTTGTGAAGACAGAGAATCTCCCTTACTTCTCACCAATGGGTGAGCTCCCAAGCGTAGCCGATGTGACATATGTGGCACGGCTCATTCAGGCACCGCATGACCACACCCACATAATAGCTGGCCCCTATCTGAAGCCGCTGACCAAGCGCCTTAAGACGACATGGGGCACGGCGAACTGGGTTATGTACGGGTCGCGAAAACCAGAAGAGCTAGACCAGTGGCTGAACGAGAGAATGGTCCCCTGTGAGAGTTACTTTTGGGCGGACTACTCAGCATTTGACGCAACTCATTCCAAGCAAAGTTGGTCAATGATTGAGGCCATCTACGAAAAACTGTACCCAAAGAATCAAGACAATGTGGACTTTTGGGATGTCCTTGATATTTGGAGAGCCCCAAGGGGCAAGTGTCAGGTACGGCGCGAGATGGTCACGATCAGCTACAAGGCGCCAATATGCAACGCTTCAGGGAGAGATGACACAGCGTTGGCCAACGCTTTATTTAATGGCCTAGCCCTCACCGTATCCATCGCAGCGGCCTTGACGTACAAGAGCCCAGACCTAGTCACAATTGACGATCTGCTTTATGCGGAAAGCCTGTCAGCAATATCTGTCGTTGGGGATGACAGTATAGTCGGATTTCGGTTCGATGCTGAGGCACTCTTTCCCGAAATAGTAGCGTCACTCCAGACATTTGGCCTGATGGTGAAGAGCGGTGGGTCGAAGAACATTTACGACATAACTTACCTTGGCCAGATGCCATACCGAGTGGCCGGACGTTGGTTGTGGGGACCAACCCTAGGCCGCAGGATGTATAAGGCATACTGGCAGGTGGATCGGTCTGGGCATCCGGTGGCTTGGACGAAGGGAGTAGCACAGCAGATGGCACTATCCAGGCATGTGCCAATAATGTACGACTGTGCAGTTAAGATCCTGTCCTTACTCCCAAAGCAACCAGCAACGCCGATCCCTCATGACGAAAACAAGCCCTGGACAGCCAGAGTTGATGAGACTCCGCTGTATGACGACGAGACAATAAAGTACCTTGCTATGAGGTACGAATGTCCCGTACAACTCCCACTAAGCGACATCGAGGAGGTGCGCGCCATAACCAAGATCCCAGTCTTGAGGTATGGCCCGTTCATCCGATGGTGCTTGGCAAGAGACGACTTGTAGGCCCACACTTGGGCCAGCAACGGTATCGTATCTATCTTTTCTTTCTTTAACGTAGCCAACGCAAAATGTCACAGTTTCGGATTACTGATGTGGTGAAGAGGGGGCCGGCAGGGTTGAGCGACATCGCCAGAACCATTGCCCTCCCGAAAGACCACTATCCGAAGCGTCTGCCAACCTTTCCGGCCGCGTGCCGGACCGCAGTTACTTCTCAAGAATTTCTCGGCACGATAACTCTCGCAGCAACCAC